CACCAGGCAGTGCGTGGAACGGCTCGGCTTCAAGCAGATCTGTATGTCGGAGAACATCTCCGCGGACCGCGCAAACTTCCGCATGATCTACGAGCAGCTGGCGGAGCGGAGACGGCAGGAAGCGCAGACGCCGGAAGCATTGAAAAACCTGATCGGCGATATCCAGAGAAAGCAGATGCAGATCGGAACCAGGGAGGATGCGTAGCATGGAGAAGTATGAAACCTGTAAACATGTGCTCAGCGTGGGCAGAACAGCGGTGTATGTAGGCACCGGCTGCCCGCGGGCAAATATGATCCGTGGCACGCTGGTGAGCGCCAAAACACGGTGCCGCAAGTGCCTGCGGTGGGAAGGAAGAGAAGATGCAGAAAACGCCGGAAAAGGTAGAAAGGCAGATCCTGGCACTGCTGAAAGCGGGGATGACGCAGAAGGCGGTGCGGGAAAAGTTCGGAGTCGGGCACGCCGTCATTCGCAGAATCGTGGAAGAGAACGGTCTTCTACGGGCTGATCGGGAACTGGAGAGGCACAAGAAGCTGGATTTTCCCCAGTATCTTCTGGATGACTGGGACGAAACAAGAATTGAATTATTGGAAAGGGCGAGAAGATGGCAGTGATTGGAATTGTTGTGTTCTGCGGTGCGTTGGTTGGCCTGTTTGCCTGGTTACTGAACCGGCCAGAGCGTCCGAAGGATCCGGAAGAGGACCGGGAGCAGGAAGAATATCTTACGGAATGGAGCAAGAAGCATAAGAGACGATGATGCAGCAAGTTACTATGAGCGAGTATTTAAAAACTCGATACGGTAGTTTTCCCCATTGTGGTAGCTGCGTGTGTCAAAAATGCTTGTACTGGTGGAGTGGTAGATGTCCGGAGGGCGGATGCTATGATGATAAGAGGGCGAAAGAAGAGCCTTATAACAAGAAATTCCCTGAACGTTCGCCGCGGATACAGTGGTCAAATTGGAATCTTCTCGGCGAACAGGCACATTGGTGTAGAGGTGGAAATTTTTACCCGGTGTCATACTGTGAACGCTTCGTAAAATATCAGGGATCAGAGATAGAAGATTGCATACGGGCACCGGTGCAGTATTTTCAAGATGGATACCTAAAATGCACGCTGAAAGACCGGATCGGATGCGAAGCATGTGCAATGGGGAGAAACGATAAGAATATTTTCGACTGTCAGTATATGACGGATTCAGGCTGTAACAAGCTGATCGAAGCAAAGAATAGAATGTTGGATGCAATTGCATCTGGAGCTGAAATTGAACCATGCGAACGGCAATGTTGTGCAGGTTGCACGAGGCAGTGTCAGTATCGATGTGGTGTGAAATAAGCAGAAAGGAGCCAGCCTCCGGCCGGGGCAAGGGTATACCGGGCTTCTGAAAGGAAAAAATGAAAAACGATACACCAGAAAAACAGTTGACAGAACTTTGCAGTCAACTAACTCATGAACGTGCTACTTGGAACCATATCAACGAAAACGGTTGCAATGATCCGTTCTGGCCGGATGGCTGCAATATGAATCTGACGAGAAATCATATTATTTCTTACAAGAGAGATATTGCAGAGTTATGTGAAAAAGCTGGAATGTCACTTCCGGAAGAATATTTTTTGAAGATTCCGCCGGAAGTAGACGATAATTATATGGCAAACCTGAAACAGCAGGCACGTGTCGATCGGTTAAAACAGCAGTGGGATAAGTTAAGCTTGAAAAAAACAAAATTCGTCGATGACGGACAGCTGGAGTTTGGATGAGGTGAAAAACAATGAATGGTGAAGGATATCGTGATCCGACAGCGGACAGGGCAATTCGAAACGCTACCCACCTGCCGAGACAGATCTGGAGTGTGGTCAAGGCTGTACGGGAGGTTTTGAACGTGTCGCACCTGGAATTGGTCGAGATCAGAATGAGAGACAGAACAACCGGAAGAGAACATAAGTGGGGAGGTGATACCAATGGAGAAAAAGGTTCTGGAGCAGTACATAGACGCATGCGAGCTGATCAAAGAGACGGAAAAGGACATTAGACGGCTGAAGAAGAAGCGTCAGACTATTGTGCAGACGAATGTATCCGGGAGCAATCCGGATTTTCCGTACAACCCGCAGCACTTCAAGATCGCGGGAACAGCGTTCACTTATGAGGAGGATGCCAGATTGCGGCACGAGGAGAAGATTCTGGAGGAGCGTCGGGAGCAGGCGCAGCGGCTGAAGGTGGAAGTGGAGCAGTGGATGAACCACATTCCGCAGAGGATGCAGCGGATCATCAAGTACAGAGTCTTCGAGGAGATGAGCTGGAGCCAGGTGGCGGCAAAGCTCGGAAGAAAGGCAACCGCAGATAGCGTGCGGATGGAATATCTGAGGTTCATGGAGGCGGCATAGAAAAATTTGAGAGAAAATGAAAGTTTGTTCGTTTTGTTCGCAATGTTCGTTTTCAAAATGTTATAGTGTATCATGGAAGAACGGCATGAAGGGTTTCATCTTTTCTTTACCTCCTTGTGAATGTATTTTGAGCGGCGAGCGGCGGTCAGGTGTCACAGCCTGGCCGCTGATTGGGCGGCATCAGCCCGTGGAAAAAGTCCGAATGATGCACGGTGCAGATTGGTACCCTGCACCTATTGGAACGTAGCTCAAGGAGAGCGCAGAGACGCCGGCACGAGGCGCAGGTTCGAGTCCTGCCGTTCCAACTCTCCATTGACTGGAGATCATCCCCCATATACTTTTTCAAAACGTCTTGTAGAAATACGAGACGTTTTGTAGTATTATGTAAAAAAAGGTATGTGGAGGATTTTTTAATGGAAGAAGCATATGAAGCCAAATTTATTAATGATGCTTTAGAATATACTATAAGGAATATATCTGACAATAAAAGGTTTTGGATGATTCGAACTAAAAAAGGATTCTTTTTTGATGAGTTTATTGATAATAACTATGTTGCCCTTGGATGGAATACAATTACTCAAGAAAATGATTTTGGAAAAAGCCAAGAGGAAGTTTTGAAAGAATCTATTAAAAATTGGTATGGCGATTCTAGGCCAGCAGGAGCAATCAATAAATGTAAAAGTTTTATTTATGATATTCACGTAGGTGATTACATTTTAATTCCGAATAGCGGAAGTGAGAAAATAGCAATTGCCAGAGCCGGAGAATACTATGAGGATGAAAAGAAAGGGGTTAAAGATGAACTGGATGTAATCCCTAAAATTGACAATGATGAAAAAGAAATCATAAAAGTGAAGTGTCCTTATAGAAAACGGAGGCATATTGAAGTATTAAAAATAATATCACCTGCACTAATGAGTTATAATTTGCGTCAAGCAATATCTAATTATCATGGCCTGAGTAATCTTGATAAGTATGGTGAATACATATTGAATTGCCTTTATGACTGTTATATCTATAAAGATAATTTAAATATTGCAATTAATGTAAAACAGAAAAATCCATTAAAACCAAGACAGATATCTAAACTGTTGTATAGTTTTACAGAGTTTGTATGTTCCATTTCAGATGTCGATAATATATCAACGACCATTAATTTAAATTCGCCCGGATCTGTTAGAATGAAACTGAAGAATGCTGTATTAAATATAACAAAGGCAAAATGGCCATTAATTTTTATTTTTATAGCGATAACGGGAGGAAAAGTAAAGGACGCTGAATTACCTGGAATTATTGGAACCATACGTGAAGCTAAAATGTTAAATATAACTGTTGAAAAAGAAAAAATTGAATTAGAAAAGGAAAAAGAAGAAGTAAAAACGCAACAGATAGAGAATATGGCTAAGGTGTTGGAACTCTATAAAGCGGCTGAAGAAGAAGGCGTAGATATTGAGTATATATTGCAACAATTAGAAACATTGAACTCATTAAATGAAGATCTACAATTTCAATCGGAAGACATTGGAGATGCTGACGAGACTAATGAATAGGGTGATCTTATGAACAGTATATTGTATGCCATTTGCTTTTGCATAGTTGGGTTTGCTATGTGGTTTTCAATAGGATTTTCTTTTGTTGAAAAAAAATATGATATAGATGTGATTTTCAATAGTTGGAATAAAATAATTATAGCTTTTGGGGGTGTAATATTTTTTTCAGGAACTATGACATTTTTATCGTATATAATCGTGAGCAGATTATAGGATGCATGTTGGCTGACTTACTGCTATTTGATTTACAGGTACTTCAGGATGCGATAATGAAAAGTAGAAAAGGTAGCAGGAAAATATCCTGTTGTCTTTTCTTTTTGCCAAAAACGACGAATCGAGGTGATGGAACATGGCCCGGGCGCCAGATAAAAGAATAGAGCAGGCAAAGGCCATGTACCTGAAAGGCATGAAATTGGTTGAGATTGCAAGTCGACTGAATCTGCCGGAAGGAACTGTTCGCCGTTGGAAATCTACTCACAGATGGGATAACGAGCGTTCGGATAAGAAAAGCGAACGTTCGGATAAGAAAAAAAGAGGCGGTCAACCTGGAAATCAAAATGCGACCGGTCCACCAGGAAATAAGAATGCAGTTAAAACAGGAGAGTTTGAGACTCTCTTTTTTGATTGCTTAGAACCAGATGAACAGAAGCTGATCCAGACAGTACAGCCAGATAAAGAACAGCTGCTTCTGCAGGAGATCCAACTGCTGACTGTCCGGGAACGGCGTATGTTAAAGCGGATTGAATCCCTGAAGCTCCTGGAGCAATCTTCCAATCCGGAAGAAGCCCAAGAGGATGATGAGCTTGAAAAAGCCCCTCCCGGAATGTCTGTCACAAAATACAAATCCGGTATGGAGAAAGGCAAGCCAACACTCCTGAGGGAATATGAGGGAATCCTTGGTCAGATCCAGTCCATTGAGGATGCGTTGACCAGAGTCCAGGCCAGACGTCAGAGGGCAATTGAAGCCCTGCATAAATTTGGTTATGATGATGCTCATCTGGAGCTTGAAACTATGAAGTTCGAGCTGGAGCTTCTAAAACAGGATGGACAGAACGAGAATGATACAGATGACGGCTTCCTAGAAGCCATGAATGCTTCTGCCGAAAATGTCTGGGGTGATGAGGATGTATGAGAAACTAAACAGCCTTAAGAAGCGCCTGCAGCAGATGAAGCAGAACCGGACAACCAGACAGAACGGCCAGACATTTCATTTTTCAACGTTTTCCAGAAAGCAGAATCAGGTTCTTACCTGGTGGTGCAAGGATTCGCCAGTCCATGATAAGGATGGAATCATAGCTGACGGCGCGATCCGATCCGGAAAGACCGTCAGCATGTCACTCTCATTCGTAATGTGGGCAATGAGCATATTTAATGGTCAGAACTTTGCTATGTGTGGAAAGACCATTGGTTCTTTCCGAAGAAACGTACTGTTCTGGCTGAAACTGATGCTCAAGTCCAGAGGATATTCCGTAACCGATCGAAGAGCTGATAATCTCATTATCATCAGAAAAGGCGATACAGAGAACTATTTCTATATTTTTGGTGGAAAAGATGAACGTTCACAGGATCTGATTCAGGGTATCACGCTTGCGGGCGTGTTCTTTGATGAAGTTACACTGATGCCGGAGAGCTTCGTGAACCAGGCGACCGGCCGATGCTCAGTGGAAGGTTCCAAGTTTTGGTTTAACTGCAACCCGGACGGCCCATATCACTGGTTTAAAACCAATTGGATTGACAAATCCACAGGATATCTTGGAAAAGAGCAGGTGGAGCAGATCAGGAAGAAAGCCGCGGAAGAGGGAAAAGATCCGGGGTTAAAAGAAATCCTCTATCTGCATTTTACGATGGATGACAACCTGTCTCTGAGTGAAGCGATCAAAGCCAGATACCGCAGTATGTATATTGGCGTTTTCTTCAAGCGGTATATTTTAGGCTTATGGGCAGCAGCTGAGGGTGTCATTTATGATATGTTTGATCCGGAAAAACATGTAAAGAATATCAAAGAGTTTTTCCAGATACTGGTAAATGGAAACCGTTATGTGTCCTGCGACTATGGTACGCAGAATGCGACCGTGTTCCTGCTGTGGAATAAAGGAATTGACGGAAAATGGTACTGCATCCGCGAGTATTATTATTCCGGAAGAGACAAGGGT